TCTACAGAAGGCGTGGAGAATGAAAACGTGCGCCCGTTGTTTTCGGCAAGTTTCTTGGCGCGTTCCATTGCCTGCTTTACAGCGGGACGGTCTAGAAGGTTGCCTAGCGCATCATCTACAGTGTAGTTAGCCTTAGTAGCAGTTTGGTACAGGTCTTTCGTTGCAGTTTCTCGTGCAGTATCAGCAGCCGCCCGTGTAGCATCATTTCCCGCCAATCCTTCTAAAGCATTCACGCGTGCAGCATTGTTTCCAGATAAACGATCATCAATGCGTCCTGCGATCTGCGGGTCAACTGAGCGCAATGAATCTTGCAGTCGAGCCATGCCAGCGTCTGCCGTCTCTTCTGCAATTGTTGGCGTTGCGCCTGTGATTGATGTTCCACCTTTGGCAGCTAGAACATTAGAAGGATTATCAGCAAAGCGCTGTATTACACGACCTGCAATCTTTTCACGCCCACCTTGTGAAAATGGCTCAATAAGCGCTTTTCCGCCTTGATATAAGCCAGACAAGCCACGCCCAATTGCGATACCACCAGCACCAGCAGCAGCGCCTAATGCTGAGTTTTGTAGCCTTGAATCTTCCGTTCCAACTGGTGCTATAGCTCCTTGAGTAGCCCCAATCAATGCAGCACCTCTCAAAGTAGCTGCACCAGGTATTGCAATCGTTGGTAATGCCATGCCAATATTGCCAGCAATGTTTCCAACAGTCCCGCCAGTGGTATTCATCAAAGCCGCATCGTGAGCTTTTACTTCGTCAACTTCTTTGCGGCTTATTCCACCCAATGACTCAGGTAGCAATTGACCGATGCCTCTAGCTGTATCGTATGCAGCTTTACCCATGCCTGCCGCAAATGTATCAAACCCGCTCATATCTTTTGTAGGGTCGTACAACTTACGGTCTGCATCTTGTTGTGCTTTTGCCTTTGATGCTTTATCACTGCCAAACGTCTGAGCAGCAAATGCCTCTACATCTGAAGGGCTTGCACCGTCCGGGCCTTCGAATACGTGTACCCTACCGTCAGGGCCTTGGACTCTGTACTTTGCCATTATTCAGATCCTAAGTATTTGAAGCCACCACCTGCAGGCTTTGGAGTGATTGAGCTACGTTGCTTTTCTGGCACTTCTGACAATACACCATTGATAGCCAATTCTCGATTACGTGCCTTTTGAGCTTTTACTTTTTCAGAATCGCCAACTTGAGGGAAGTATTGTCGGTCTGCATTTTGGTATTCACCCGATGAAATAGCAGCACCAGATTCACGACGCAATACAGCAGTCATAAAGTCTAGCTTTGCCTGATTCAGCATTTGACGATTACCACTAGAGGCTGCATTGATTGCGCCACCTACCAATGGAGCTTGCGAACCCATTATTGATGTGTCTGTACCTTCGCTAGCAAGTTGTCCAAGCACCTTGTTAGCCTCCTGCATGCGCGTTCCAAACAATAGCGCTTTACTTTGAGAATCATTCAATGGCTTACTTATACCGGGCAATGCTTGTCCATCTGGACCGCTAACAAGACGACCTGTACCTGTACGAGTGTTTACCAACACCGGGCCATTATCAGTTTGAACGATCTGACCTTTTGAGTTTTCTTGAGACGCATTGAAGTGTCTATCAGCCTGGGCACGTCCAGCCGCTGCAGTTGCTGCTGTGCTTTGCTGTCCTGCCAATGTTGCACCAACCGTAGCCTGATTGTTTTCGCGTGATGTTGCGTTAGTCGCTGCATTGCGAGAGTTTTCGGCATCAGTCTTGAACTTGTCCAAAACTGGAATAGAAGCGTTTAATTCTGCCTGTTTCCATGCTTCAAGCGTAGGGTATTTATCAGCCTGCGCAATCATTTGATCACGTTGATCAGCAGGGAATACGCCCTTTGCAATTCCTTGGTCAAAATAGGAGATAACGTCCTGCGGGCTATTAACGTAGTTCAATGCCTTTGCATGGTCTACCGCTGCAGCAAACTTAATCTCTTGAGCTGTTTTTTTAGACGTTGCATCAAAGTTATTTGCATGTGATGTATCAAGCAAAATTCCAGCCTGAGTTTTTCTAGCATCAAGCATAGACTTTTGCAAAGCCTGAGCAGCTTTATATTGCCCACCTTGCGTAAGTCGTTGTAATGCGTTTTCTTGATCGCCGCCACTGGCTTTGTATGCAGCGCGGGTAGCCATTTCATCCTGCACGCCTTGACGCTTTGCTGCAAGTTCTAGCTGATTGCCCTCAGACTGGGCCATTTCATTTGAATAGTCTTGTACTGACTTAACAGGCTGCAAATATTGCTGGAATAGGTTAGCGTTTGCCATGTGTGCCTTATGGGTTGTAGCCGCCTACGTTCAATCCGTAGCTGTCAAAAGCAGGGTTTGTCTGTGCGTTATTTTGTTGGTAACCTTTGGCCCAATTTTGAGCAGTAGCCGCCAATTGGTTACCGTTGTTAGCCCAAATATTACCCTGTGCAATGCGAGCTGCGCCAGTTGCATCACCTTGGCTAGATAGCGAGTTTGAGACATTGTTTGCCATGTTAGAACCAGCAGCAGCGCTTGATCCAGTGGCAGATTGACCGACACCAGCCAATGAAGCTAAACGATTCAAGCGATCTTGCCGACGCTGATATTCTGCGTTGTAACCAGTCGTAGCATAGTTGGTTCCATATTCAGCCGCTGATTTAAGGGCTGCACCGGATACACGACCACCAGCCGCCGCAGTCTTACGATCAATCGCTTGTTGGCCTTGAGTCAGTCCAAACTGATAGCCTGGGCTGTTCATTACCTCTTGCGATGTAGGCATAGTGCCAATCTCGCCTTGAAGCTGTCCTAGGGCCTTTGTTCCTGCTTCACGGTAGGGTGCATAGTCGCTGCGAGTTAAATCGAACTGGCGGCGCTGCTCTCCAATAGAAGCATCCGTAGCCGCTTGTTGCGCATTTGATGCTGACTGAACGCTGTCAGCTTGTTGGCTGGAATCAAGCAATCCACCAAGAGCGCCGCCAATCATTCCACCGACAGGGCCACCGCCTAGTAAAGTACCGCCGATTGTTCCAAGAGTGCTAAGAAAACCCATATAGCCTCCTTAAGAAAACAGAGAGCCTGAAATCATCAGAGCCGTGATTGAGGTTGCTGCACCTGCCAAGCCTTGAACAAATCCACCGGGAGCGATCAAAGGTACATCAATATCAAGGTAATCGTTAGCCGCGATAGTCTTACCGGATACAAACGCATTACCAGCCGCCGCAGTCCCTGCCAATGGAACGGCGTACAAAGTAGCCGTTACTGGTAGAGCGGTAGTGTTTACCAATCGCATACGACCGCCACGCAGCAAAGTAGATGCTGGGGTCGATGGAACGGTGAAAAGCGTAGCAGCAGTTATACCTAGAACTGTTGGTGCCATGAACTGGCTATATGAGATAGTCATTGAAGTCGATCCTCTATCTGTTCGATTCGGTTTCTAAAGTCTGTATTGGGGTTGCTTTGCAGTTGGCTTGCCAAATCTTCTAGCATAGAGCGCAATTGCTGCTGCTCTGATTTTGCTGAAGCTAGCTCGTTGCGTAGCTCGTCTATCATTGTCATAGCCTCACGCGCTGTAGCGTCAGTGTGAGGCGTATCAAAAAACATGGGGATGTATTGATCAAAGCTAGTATCTCCACTTACTCCACCTGTGCGGGTTAGTAAGTCTGTGAGCGCTCGTAGCCATTCTTGATCAATCTCTACTGCCACCCGTGAGCCATCTACCATAGCCCAACCCAGTGGAATCCTCGCTTGTGGGAATGATACTACTTTACTCATTTAGCGTCTACCACTGCACCATAGATAGAGAATGGTACATCATCGCTGCATCGTATTCTAAATACTCGGTTATATGCAGAGCCTAAACCAAGCCAACGAACCTTCTGCATCCATCGACCGATAGCGCCAAGTGAACGGAATAGTTTAGGGCCAAATGTCTTGCCGCCATCGTTGCTGATCTCTAGCGTGACGGTTCCACCATACCCAGTATTCATGGAAAGCTCTACGCCTAGAAAGCTCAGGCTTTCCATTGCACCAGACTTGATGTGTGGCCATGTGCGCTCACGCACTAGCGGCCTGCCTGATAGATTGTTAACAGTGGAATCTAGGCGAACCAACTTGCCATAGCTATTACCAGCGAAGTGATAGCCAGCGTATGCAGTAACCAGATTGGAGCGAAGGGGTTGCCATTCAGCGTCCCATTCAGCACGCTCATGCCATTGCTGCAAAGCTGCATCGTAGACCCACGTTGTAGACAGTCCGGGTGCGTTTATTCCTACGAACTCATGACCTTCTATCTGATAAGTCCACATCGTCGCGCCTGCAAGGTTTGTGCTTGCTTTTAACGCTTGTTCTACGGCGATAGTAGACACTCGCTGCGGTTGGTTACCGCTTGCCATGTAGACAATGCCCGTTCCTCGATGCGTTTGCCCAATCCAGAATAGCGTGTCGGCCGCATTGATTGCTGCACGCTTTCCAACGCAACCAACGTCCATCGTGTAGCTGTTATAGCGAGAGAATGGGAAAGCAGCCTCGCCACTGTTAATCCATATCTCGGTAGAGAAATCACCAAACAACCATAGTTGTCTGTGCATTACCCGATGAGTGACAATATTGTCAGGCGCTGAATCTGCGCTTGAAAAGTCCAATGCATC